TGACAAGAACGTAAGTGACAAGCCTGTAGCACCAAAAGTATCAACACCTGGACAAGGTTCTGTGAAAGAAGACATCGACGCAATTTTCGGAGATGAGGATCTTTCAGAAGACCTAAGAGAGAAGGCTGAAACTGTTTTCGAAGCTGCGGTTAACGCACGCGTAAGCGAATATTCAAACGAATTGTCTGAAGCATTTGATTCACAATTAGCGGAAGCTAAAGAAGCAATGCAAGAAGAAATGTCAGAGAAAGTAGATAACTACCTCAACTATGTCGCTGAAGAGTGGATGAAAGAGAATGCAGTAGCAATCGAATCATCTCTTAAAGTTGAAGTAGCTGAATCATTCATGGACGGACTGAAAGGCCTTATGGAAGCTCATAACATTAAGCTACCAGAAGAAGTCGACACAGACTTACTTGCAGACCTAAATTCTCAAGTCGAGGAATTAGAAGCTAAACTAGAAGAAGAAACAGTGCAAAAAATTGCATCTGTAAATGAAGCTCTAGTAGCTGAACAAAGATTAATTTTTGCAGAGTCTACTAAAGACTTAGCAGAAACTAAAATTGAAAAACTCCGTGCTCTATCGGAAGGACTTGATTATGATAGTATCGAAGATTACACTTCAAAGCTAGATATGCTTAAAGAGTCATACTTCGGAACTCAAACCGCTGTTGCATCATCTGTCGAAGATGAAGACCCGATTGATTTGGACGAGGAAACTCAACCAGTCATGAAAGGTGGAATGGCAAATTATGCAGCCGCTATATCGCGAACTGTTAGAAAATAACTTTCATATTTAAAAAGGGGAAACCAAATGAACTTATATGAAGACTTACAATCTAAATGGCAGCCGATTATTGAGCACAGTGACCTACCTGAGATTTCAGATAGCCACAAGAAATCAGTAACAGCCGTATGTTTAGAGAACACAGAAGTTGCACTAAGAGAATCTCAGGCATTTAGCCCACAGTCTCTTTTAGAAGCAGCTCCAACAAACAGTACTGGATCATCTGTTGATAACTACGATCCCGTATTAATTAGCTTAGTAAGAAGAGCTATGCCTAACTTGGTTGCTTATGACCTAGTTGGTGTACAGCCTATGACTGGTCCTACTGGTTTAATATTTGCTATGAGAAGCAGATACACTAACCAAGCTGGAGACGAAGCGTTCTATAATGAAGCCAACACTGGTTTCTCAACAGAAGTCACTGACGTTGCTAACACTTTAATCGGTGGAGCATCTGGTGGTAACGTTGGAACTCAGCCTTCAGGCGACGACAGCACTTACAACTATGCTGGTGGTATGACTACTGCTAAAGCTGAAGCACTTGGTGATGGCACTGGCCAACACTTTGCTGAAATGGCTTTCTCAATCGAGAAAATTTCCGTTGAAGCTAAATCAAGAGCTCTTAAAGCTGAATACTCAATGGAATTAGCACAAGACCTTAAAGCGATTCATGGTCTTGACGCTGAAACTGAACTTGCTAACATTCTTTCTACTGAAATCCTTGCGGAGATCAACAGAGAAATCGTTAGAACTGTTAACTTGGTAGCTGTAACTGGCGCACAAGAGAACACAACTACAGCTGGTACTTTTGATCTAGATACAGATTCAAACGGCAGATGGATGGTTGAGAAGTTCAAGGGACTAATGTTCCAAATCGAGAGAGAAGCTAACGAGATTGCAAAAGGAACAAGAAGAGGTAAAGGTAACATTATGCTTTGCTCATCTGACGTTGCTTCTGCACTTCAAATGGCTGGCGTATTAGATTACACTCCTGCATTAAACTCTAACAACCTTCAAGTTGATGATACTGGCTCTACTTTTGCTGGTGTTCTTAACGGAAGAATCAGAGTATTCATCGACCCTTATTTCGCAGCTTCAAGTGGTGTACACTACATGACTGTTGGTTATAAAGGTTCATCAGCATTTGATGCTGGTCTTTTCTACTGCCCATACGTACCATTGCAAATGGTTAGAGCAGTTGGTGAGAATACATTCCAACCAAAAATCGGATTCAAGACTCGTTACGGCGTAGTTGAGAACCCATTTGCGAGAGGAACTACTCCACTAAACGCTAATGGCGCATTAGACGATAATGCTA